AGACGGCGTAACAGCCTCAACTGCAGAGCTCAATAAGCTAGCAGGAGTAACGGCATCAACAGCTGAGATTAATAAGCTTACAAGTGTAACGGCATCAACAGCTGAGATTAATACGCTAACAGGTGTAACATCCACAGCTACAGAGCTAAACTACACCAATGTTACAACTCTCGGTACATCAGAAGCATCAAAAGCAGTTACTGCTGATGCAAACGGGGATGTTGCACTAGCTGCAGAGCTAAAAGCAACAAGCTATAACGAAACATACGTGGCCCTCTCTGGTACAACTCCTGCAGCGGATTGCGAAGCAGGTAATATGTTCTCGCTAACAACTAGTGGATCCACTACATTTACGTTTAGTAATCCTCCAGCTACAGGTACTGCTTACGGAATGCTAATTAAACTAATTGCTGGTGGTACTCACACTATTACCTGGCCAGCTTCAGTAGATTGGGCTGGTGGTACAGCTCCTGATGCTCCAGCTTCTGGCGAAACAGATATGTTAGGCTTTATTACACATGATGGTGGGACGACCTGGTACGGGTTCTTGTCTGGAGATGCGTTGTCATGAGTTTTATTACTAGGGCAATTACTCCTTTTGCTGCCTCTAATGGCGGTAGTGATTCCTATTTCTATAGTGAATACGATACATCTTCAACTCTCAGCGGTATTGGTAGTTCTTTATCTGTTAACAGTGTTGATGTAGATGACGAAGAAAATATCTATATTGGAGGGGAGACTTCAGTTTGGAGAGCCAATGACGAAACGCCTAACTGGTACTTGTTAAAAATAAACTCCACAACCGGAGATGTAGATTGGGTCAGAACGGCTGGGTATAACAATGAAAGTGAAGGTATCTACGGGGTAATTTATGACTCCTACAATGACAATATTTTTACCTATGGTAACGCAGGAGGCGGCAACTCAAATTCATTTGCCGTAGCAGGGTCTACTGTTTTTAGAAGATGGAGTAAGGATGGCGCTTTTGTAAATTTGCTTTTGAATGGAGCTCCTTATCCTGGCACGGCGTCCAATCTTGTAAGAAATGTTTATAATGCAGTAGCGATAAGCCCTATTGACGGGGATATATTTGGACTGAATACAGATACGAGCGAACTTAGAACGTGGACGTATAATCAAAGTACCAACACTTATACTACTCCTACGCAGTATAATCACAGCTCATTTGGGTCCACATGGGGCTTGATGAATGAGATATACTGGCATGATGACAGCGAGGGACCGACTGTAATTATAGAAAAAAGCTATAATAACGGTTCTAAGCAGCTAGCTGCTAAACTTTCCAATTTTAGTACTCCTGGAGCTTCAATTACTAGCCTAAAAGAATATTCCGGGACTGGACTTGTTGGTGATAGGTACCAGTACTCTGGTAGCGCTGTGAGCCAAATTGGACGTGTAAATGCATCAGGTCATCTTATCAGAGCGGGTAATCATTCATATGCTTATAATTACCGAGTTGGCTATATGACTATGGATGAGAATGCTAGTGGACGGTATGCTTATTCTTTTGTCATGAGCGATAGACCTACTAGCTCTGGTCTATCGAATCCAAAAGTAACCTGGGGAGACGGTACCAATATTATAACGGCGGCTAGTAGCTATGATGGAACTAACAGTACAGTAGAAATATTTTCTATACCTGAAAATTCAACAACGCACAATTGGCGTTCAACACTTACTACTTCCTCACCGTCCAATCATATGAACACTCAAGGTATATTTAAAATAAGCGAAACAAGATTTGGGCTTATTGGAATTAATGAGAACAATGATAAAAAAACGTTAGAGTTATTTGTTTTACCTATGGATGGAAGTGTAACTGGAACATTAAGTCGCCGTGATTCCAATGATTTTGTATTAGCAGACACTTCTTCTGCGGTTACATTTACTAACTCCGCGGTTGGAAGTTTTTCAAGTTCCACTAGGTCAGTTTCGGGTCAATCTAGCGGCACTCCTTACGGAGCTGTAATGAATACGTACACATCAAATCCAGAATCTACTTTTACAACATCATTGACTGATACTGTTAATCTTTTATAAAAGATAATATTCGTAGTAAGTTGAACTATATTATATCCATAAATATAAACAGTTAAATACTTTATTAGTATACAATTCTAGATGACTCATCCAGAGTCAGATCTGCAACAGGGTTAACCGACATAATTGTCGACGATTATTAGGAGAAGTACGAATGTACATTAAAATTAACAATGGGACTGCCCAAAACTATACAATTGGCCAGCTCAGAAAAGACAACCCAGGCACATCGTTTCCCAAAAGTTTAACTGATGATCTTTTGGCTGAGTACAGTGTTTATAGGATAGTTTATGGAGTTATTGCTGAATATGACAGCTCCACTCATAAACCCGTACGAGAAAATGCAACTCAAATAGATGGTGTGTGGACTTATCCGTATACAATAACTGCCCTTAGCGAAGATGAACTAGCTGCTGCCGCTAGTTATAATGCTGCTAATGTCCGCTCAACACGTGATGCTAAACTTACAGAAACAGATTGGACTGGTATGTCAGACGTTACAATGGCTTCTGATATGGCTACATATAGACAAGCACTAAGGGATATTACCTCGCATGCTAATTTTCCAAAC